TCTATAAAGACACCGAACACGCGAGGTCTTTCATTCGCACAATTCGTGGAAAGAATGGCGAATTAAAAAGAAAAACCACAATAGATAAAAAATTGTTCGAAGAAAAAACACGACCACTTAACCCATTTGCGCTCCCAAAGTCGTACGCTAAAAAACGCAGACACGTCGAAGTGAAGGGAACGAAGTTTTTAATTCTTTGCGATTTGCACTTTCCTTACCAAGATAACGAAGCGATTGAGTGCGCAATAAACGAAGGGTTAAAACAAGGGTGTGATTCAATTATATTGAATGGTGATGCGTTAGATTGTCACATGATTTCCGACTTCGTCAAGGATCCGCGTAAGCGTAAATTCAAAGACGAACTATATTCTATTCGTCAATTCTTAGCGTCGCTTAGACACACGTTCCCAAACGCAAATATCTATTACAAAGAAGGTAACCACGAAGAACGCTATTGGAGATACATGAGAATCAAAGCACCTGAGTTGTTCGACATCGACGCGTTCGACTTTCCAACACTGACGCATTGCGACAAGCACGACGTGAAATGGATTGACGGTAAGAGTAAACTGAATATCGGTAAACTTTCAATCTTTCACGGACACGAATTTGGTAAACAATTCCTTCCGTCTGTCAACGTAGCGCGTGGGTTGTTTATGAAGACAAAAGTAAGTGCGTTATGCGGACATCATCACCAAACCGCAGAACACAACGAGCGCGATGCTAACGGTAAGTTTATCACTTGTTGGGGTGTTGGTTGCTTATCTGAGTTAAGTCCTGACTACAACCCTTATTCGAAGTATAATCACGGCTTTGCAATAGTTGAGAAAGGTATCAATGGAAGTTACAGCGTAAAGAACCACCGCATACACGAAGGCAAAATCTTATGAACAGAAATATACTCGCAGCAATTCTGCTATTCTTTGGAACATCGATTCTTTGGTTGGTGATTTGTTGGAACATTTGGGGACGAAGTGTTGCAAATAATGCAACAACTGAACTGCAAAAACAAGATAGCGTTATCAATTACAACGCTGGCAAATATGACCGCCTAATTCAAGAACAAATTGAACTTTACAAACAACTGAGAACGTATGAAGATGCTCAACTTGCAGCCAAAACCACCTATCAAAGAACTCGTTCTGCTATTGTTGTTCGAGATACTATTACTGTGGTTGATGTTATCCGTTTAGTCAACTCCTGCGACAGCGTTATTGCGTCCGATTCGCTTGTTATTGACAACCTCAAAGAACAATTAAACATCGAAGGGGAAAAAATAAACAACTTGCAAGAAGTGGTCGTTGCTTATGAACAGAAGGAAGACATATTGACCGAAGAAATTAACACTTTGAATGCTGATAAAAAGAAATTAGAGAAACAAAAAAGACGCAGAAACCGCGCCTTAGTTGTTAGTTCGTCCGTCGCTGTTCTTTCTACTTTTGTTCTGTCAATTTTACTTTAGATTCAGGAATGTAGAACTTCATTGAGAACTGGATTGCTTCACTTAAAAAAGTGTTGCGACTGTTCTCTCCGCGCTTTTCGTCTATCTCGTTCCACAGGTCTTTGTGTAAGTAGACACATATTCCTTTTTTAGTTTTGCTCTCTGCCATCTTCGTTTGTTTTAGTCATCATTGAACCTATCATAAGCGCAAGATATATTTTCTCTTTCGCGTTTAAGTCTTTTCGCTGTGAAAGCTCCAGAAGGATATCTCCAAGAATCTTTCCTTGTTGGAAGTAGTTCGCAAGCGAATTAACAATTTCTCGCTCTCTGTCGTAAGTCATTTTGAGCGTTTCGTATAGTGGTGTTTGTTTCATTCTTGTTCAGTTTTTTCATTTTCAGATTCGCCAAAAAAGTTAGGTGATGTCAATGAGATTAGATACGATAACACCCAAAAATCAACATCGATAACTTGTCCTATTTGAGTTCCAGTAATAACTGAATATCCCAGTACGATAAGAAGAAAAATTACAATTGCAATTTCAGCTCCTTTGAAAAATTTACTTATTCTGTTTTTCATATTTATTTTATTTGTGCTAATATAATTAAGTTATGCTAACCAACAACATATTGTCCGTAACTTGGGTTGAGCTCGAAATACATTCGCATCATGATAGCGTCGGCAACGTCGGGACTTATTCCTTCGCGGTTCTTGATAACGTCCTTCGGTGTGACCTGCAACTTACCGTCAACGTCAGCGCGGTGTCGCTTAATCATTTCAAGCTCACGCACTATCTGTTCTTTGCGTGTACTGGATAAGATAGTGAGCCGATTCTCCTCTACATATTGAGCCAATTTGTAGTAACATTCGCTTTTTAGATTTTGGTATTGCGGATGCTTTGGTTTAGATCCATTCTGGAATCCTACGCACTTCAAATAATCAACGGCTCCCGCGCCGATGCCGTCTTCATCTGCGATAACATTTTGCAGAAGAATTGAGTGGTCTTTCATTACAACACGAATCTTGTTCACTACTTCGTCAATAGCTGCACGATTCATTTCAATTATGTCAATGATAGTTAGACCTTCCCAAACGCAGATGATTGTTCTGTCCTTCCCGAAACGCGCAATATCGGCTGTTATGTACTTCTTTCCTTCATTGATTACTTCGTTGCGGAACATTCGAAGTAAGTTCTCCGTCTGAAACAACTTGTCGCTGTCGTCGTCAAACTCCCAGTTCCCTTCCAAAAGTCTTTTACGGTCGTATTCGGGAAGGCGTCTAAGAGATTCAATATAAGCAACAGGAAGGAATGGATTGTCCTGCGGTAACGCTTGCACAAACGCGCGGTGTGAAGGCAATTCGTTCCTGTTGTTCTTCATGTAGAACTCATTGTACAACCAACCCTTCGCAGGATTGCACGAAAGAAAACCTTTGGGAATAAGACCGAACTCGTTTAGTTTATAACGACAACGAGAGTGAACAATGCTGACCGCCTTTGCGGTTACTTCGGAACATTCATCGACGAAATAGTCTGTAATTTCAAGCGACCCTAATGAATTATAGTTCACATCTGAGGGGTAAGCCTGCAAGTCTTTTAGGACTATTTCGCTTCCATTAAAGAACTTAATTATGTTCGATTGTCCGTTGAAGGTATAATGTTTATTTGCTATCAATCCAAATTCTTCAGCCGTTTCGAAGAACGTGTTTAAGGTCGTCTTTTTTAAGTTGTCTAACTTTGCACGTCCGATAAGAGAACGTGTCCCTGCGTACTTCAAACGACGCTGTATCTGCCACATACAACCGAACTTAGTCTTGCCACCACCCGCCGCGCCACCGTATAACAATTGCTCAACGATGCTATCGGTGTTCAAGTAATTTAACGCTTCGATTTGACGCGGCAGGTATGTCGGTTTGTATGGTTGCATTAAAATAGTTTTTGTTGACTATTATAAAAAGATAAATTATTGTTCGCTATTTTTATATAATCACTACTCATTTCACTACCAATAAAATTTCTATTAGAACGCAAAGAACACAATGCTGTTGTTCCGCTACCCATAAATGGATCGTAAATTAAGCCGCCTTCTGGACAACCCGAAAGAATTGGTTTGCGTAAAAGCTCGTCATTATAAGTAGCGTAATGACTATTTTTATTTGGTTTAGTTGTAATGTCCCAAAAGTCTGCAACATCACCACAATTTTTGCCTTTTTCGCTATTCTTATTTATATCGTCGGTTTCGTATTCAACATAAGTCATTTTTATATCAATGTCGTTAAACTCATCGTCCCAATTATCTAAAAATTCTTTAATGTTATTCCAGTCAGAAACAGAAGGAAATGAAAAGCCTTTTTCGTCATTTCTAAACCAATGCTCAATAGTTGTTTTAGGTATGTCAACACTTTCGCATAAAACATTTATTGAAATTCTTTTTTTTATAAACTCTAAAAACTCTAATTGAGTTGGTAAATTTGGTCTTTTTTCAATTAAATTTTCACCTCTTTTTTTGTGCATACCTTGACGATGTTGTGATTCAATATCTAAATTTTCATATTTACTTTTTGGTATTAGATGAGATTTATTTCCTTTGAAGTTATTAGATAAACCACCTTCTTGTCCTGTTAATTTATATTTATATCTATTCAAACTTACATTTTTTACTTTATCTCTAACACTGTCAAGGTCAAAATAATACTTTTCGTTTTTTGTCATAAAGAAAATGTATTCGTGCTTTTTAGAAAATCTGTCTGTGGTGCTTTCTGGCATACCGTTTCTTTTTGCCCATATTATATCATTCCTCATTGTCCAACCTCTTTCAATACAACCAATAGCAAAACGATGAGGCAATAACAAAAGACATTTATTTTTTCCATAAGTATCACCAAGATTTATCCAACAAGTTCCAGAAGGTTTTAATGCACGGTAAATTTCATTCATCATTTCCCATAGATGCTCAAGGTATTCTTGATAAGTTGGTTCTAAACCCCATTGACCTTCATATCCGTAATCTCGTAACTGCCAATAAGGCGGTGAAGTAATTACACAGTCTAAAAAATCGTTTGGCATTTTTTTCAATGTTTCCAAACAAGGTTCTTGATATATTTTATTTATTTCAATCATTGCTTACTCAAATAAAGTTTATACAACTCACGCATACCTTCAAACTGAATTGATTCCTTTAACAACATTCTTTTGCGGTCGCTCATTCGCTCAACCATTGATTGAACAAGTTGTTGTTCGAAGTAAATGTTCTTCTTCGCGTTTGCTTTGCACAGGCGGTATTCTTCTTCCGTGAAGGTGTCAGCGTTTATCTGTTTGCTTTCTTCGAGCCAACGCATAAGCGACACCGCACGAATCTCAATGACTGTATATTTTCCTTTCTTGAAGTTGTGTAAGTCTTCCGCAAACATTCTTCTCCAGCTGTCGTCATTAATAGCCATTTCTTTTTCTTTTAGTTGTTTAGATTGTTCCTCTTTTGATTCCGCGATTTCACGCTGTATTTGTAGATTCGCCTTGTCGCGGTGTGGTTTGTAGTGAGTAAGTACGTCACCAATAAAAACCACGCTCAACGCTCCGAAGTGTTCGCATTTCTTTGACAGTTCATTTGCAGCATTAAGTTCAAACGCAAGGTTGAAGTGTTCAAACGTAACCCACCGAAAGTGCTTACCAATGAACTCATGCAACATTTGCAACAGTTGTGCCTCTGGTAACGCGATGCCGTACATAGCGCATACCTTAGAACATAACTTGACGAACGCAGGTAGTTCGTAATCGACAACGAATGCGCTTTCACGCTCTGCTCTATCAATCCTTTGTGTAGTTGTGAGCGTCGTTGAAGATGCGCTGCGCAGCGTCTGAATCGAATTTTCCATTTTTGATTTTAGTGTTTTGGTTTGTAGTTACAAAGGTAGACAAGTCCCATTTACGAACCGCAGCCTTCCAGTCTTTCATTGGATTACGTCCGACCTTCCACCCATTCGCTTCGTAGTGTGCATGAAATTTCTCTGTAAACGCAAGCGCGTCTTTGTCGCTTAGTTTTTCGCAAGCGTAGTCGAAGATTTCAACAACCGTTGGTTTCTTAAATGGCGACTTCTTTTCTTTTGCGATTAGCGTTGGTGCAGTTGGAACGGACAAGCGAATAAGTATGTCGTTTATCTTTTGTTCCTGTTCCTTCATTTGCGCTTCGAGAATCTCAATTCTCTTTTTCAGTTGTAGTATTAGCATCATGTTTTTGTTTTTTATTTAGTCCCAACCTTCGCCTTTATAGTCGTCTGCGTCTTCTTCTTTCTGCATTCGTAACAAAGACCAATTTCGTCTTCGAATAATTCCTGCACATCTGAATCGTCCCAGTCACGATATTTTCTGTTGGTGTTTTTAATCTCTGCAATTCGTTCTTCGATTTGTTCTGAATCGCAATTTCTGCAATAGTCTTTCATGGTTTTTGATTTTTGGTTTATTATTATCTGCGTTAATTCGTAAACGTGTAAGGAGTGTTCGTCCATTTCATTTCTTCAATAATTTCTTCAACTTAATTTCTTTTTGATGTTCTAAATGCTCGACAAATTTAGTATAAAACTTCATTGGTTTAGCATAACCCATATCATTTAAGATGTAACAGATTCTTTCGACGTTGGCTGCGTAGTTCTTATCGCACTCAATCTGCCAACTAACTTGCTTCACTCCGTGCATGACTGTCGCGTGATCCTTGCCGTAATGCTTCCCAATTGATTCGTAGCTTTGAAGGTAGCAAGGACGGATAAGAAAGAATATAACTTGTCGTGCCGTTACAATGTCGCGTCGTCTTGTTGGTGTGTACAATTGCTGCGAAGGTATTCCAAGAACGCTGCAAGTAATATCTTCGAGTGCTGACCAAAACATTTCACGTTCATTCTCCAGTTCCTGTTGAATCTTTATTTGCTGCGTCGTTAATCTTTCGTAACGTGGTGTCAGCATCAACCACAATGTTTCGAAGCGTTCCATGTGCCTGAAAGGAATCATATCAATCATCTCCTGTCGTATTTGTTCGTTATTCATTTTCTTCGTTGATTAAAATTGTAGGTGTAAAGGTTGAAATACTTCTTCGCGAGATAGTCCTGTGTGAAGGCAAATGTTGTTGAAGTCTTTTATTCTCATTCGTTCTGGATGCGTAACGTAAAGTCGCGCCGTTGGATCACTTATGCGTAACGCTGTCTTAAAGTTCTTCATTGTCTTGAAGTTTATCTTGACAAGGCGACCGAAGGGCGTTTTATAGATTGCTTTATTCATAAGTTAAAAAGAGATTTCACCACGCGTTGAATGAAGGTAAGTTGTCTTTTCTTCGCTTTCATTGTTGGCGCGTTGGTGGTGGTTGTTTGTTTTGGTTGGCAGAACAATGTCTTTTGTTTGGCAACAGGTGTTCCCTTCATTATTCTATTGTAATTTATTTTTTCTATTTCAAACAATTGGTAACGTTCCGTGTGAATGCGTTCAACCGCTTTAAACGTTCCGTCTTTTTCCGTCCAGTATAAACCCGCGTTTTTCAACGGGGTCATGTAACCGTTAGAACTACTCATTAAACGCAACGCTTCCGTAGGTGTTTTTCCAGTATTAATTAAGCTGCAAAATTCACGAACTCTATTAATGTCAAATGCTTTTCTTGTTTTTGTTTTCATTTTATTGTGTTTTGATTGTGTGGTTTTTGAAATTAGAGAGGGTATATTTCAACCCTCTCATTTGAATTTAGAACGGCATATCGTCCGTGTCGTCGGTTGACTGAACTAAACCGCTTTGTTCCAACATTGCCTTCGCTTTGTTCATTTGATCCGCAGCGCGGTCTAAACGTTGGCTAAATTCAGCAGAAGAACTCACTTTGTTTTGTAGCCACTCTG